GCACCACGGCCCGTGATGGCTCCACCTACACCAGCAGCAAAGTACTCACCACCTTGTGCCGTTTCCCACCGTCCAGCTGCTTTGGAGTCTTCTTGTAGTCTAGTTTTGAAAATTTTGTGATATTCAGGGGAGTCAATTAAATTTTTTGCTTTACGGCCGAAACGAATTGCAAGTTCCCCGGTGTGGGTTGCTTGAATAATCTTTAATTTTGGATTTCTACCTACCATCCAAGCAGGAAGGAGGTAAGACGCAAATTCTGATTTAGTATGCCGAGGTGGCATATTGACGATTAAGCGCTTAATCTCGCCTGTAGCCAATTTATTAAATTTTTTTGCAATGTGCCTGTGATGGGGCCCCTCAATAAATTCCGGCCATACGCACTTAACAAAGGACAGAAAGTCATCTTTCGCTCGATTCTGTATCTTTTTTTCAGCATGCATGACCTGGTAACGTTTGAATTGCTTCCGTACATCCGCAGGTAACTTGCTAATATCAATATTATTCAAGTCCATGGTACCAAAATGTTTTTAGCACGGTTAACCCTCTAAATCAAGGCATAAAGAAAAAAGTAGTGGGACCCCTTTTGAAAAAAAAGGGTTCGATGTTTCTGAATATATAAGTTTGAAGTTTCGAGCGGGTCCTACTTATTAAAGTAAGCCCCGCTCTCTTAGTTATGGACGAACTAAACTTGGATTGTTGTATTGTTCTTGTGTGAGTGGGCGCTCTTGTTCAGTTAATCTATTGTACCAATAGAATGGATTGCCATTGCCATAATATCTTTCAAGTTTAACCCACGCATTTTCTTCTGTTAATCTTATTGGCTCAACTATTCTACCGAAGTGATTGAGAGCGAGTTCGCCAAACTTATTAAACCAATCTCTTTCGCAAGCCATTGAGCATGCATTACCATCAAGATAATAGAAGCTGCTTCTTCTTCTAGTCTGATAATACTTAGCGCCTTTCGGTCCGCGTAGCCTGTCCTTTGTTTTATAAGTATGACACTTTGGTCCTTGGCAATATCTCATTAATGCACACTCTCTTTCTTTTTAGCTTGGAACTCTTTCCACTCGTCCGTGGTTTTTATCATCTTATTAACTTTCGGAATAATTAAGATGAGCATTATCCAAGACATTTCTTCTTCTGTGAAATGTCCACTATCCATAACGTGTTCAACTCTTTTAATGCTTTCTTCGTTATCACCTTTGACTTGCCAAATATAATCAACTGCACTCAAAAACTTTGAGTGTAGCCAAGGTGGAAGTCTGTCATCAACTTGTCGTCTAATTGTTTTTGTCATTGTATCACTCTCATTTCTTCTTTATTTAAACCGATAGAAATATGAATAGGCGAAAGTTTATTACTCGCATATCTATAATTACCTCTATCTCTATCAAAGTATAAAATGTAGTTTTCATTAAACTTACATTTCATATCCCATTTACCTCGTCTAGTGATATGTCTTTTGTCGTGATTTGGAACACCACCAATAGTTTGTGGAGTGTATGTTATTAAAAACATTGTTCCGTCTTTTAGTAGGTCTTTCATTAGTCGTCCTTTCGTTAATTGTTAATACTAGGATAATAACATATTATCCTAGTATTTGTCAATGCTATATTTGTTCCCTTTCTTTCATTTCTTTTTTCCACATAGCAATTTTTTGTTCTCGGCTTACGTTTTTATTCTTCATACCTTTTAACATAGCCGCCGCATTTTTTGGATTGTAAAGAGTTAAACCCGTTGAGTTAGTTCTGATTATTTCTGCGTCTGTAATATTCAAGCCGCTTTCAGTTGCAAACTCAATCGCCTCGTCTAAATATTTCCAAGACTTCAAACAAGGTTTAATGACCTCATTCATTTGTTGCAAAATACTCTCTATCCATTTTTGATGACAAGTAATTAATTGACCTTTCTTTTGTTGCCAAAACATCAAAGTTTGATACTCGTCTTTAGTACAAGCAATAGACCTATCTCGGCAATATTCTCTCCCGATTAAATCTAAAACATAATCATTGTTCCACTCTCTTGCATAAGAGGTTTGATTTTCACGACCACCATTAGTTCCAAGATACTTGTTATTAGCATCACAAAACTTTGTTTGGTGTGGATTGCGTTCTTTATCTTTCATCTCAATATTAATATCGGGATTACAATCCTCTCGCCCTTTTAGTTCATCTCTAAAATAGGCATAGCCAAAATCTGCTGACTTGTTGTGTTCCTCGCCATTAATATTTCCGTCAATCTTAAAATCAAAATGACTTTCAATATATTTGTCTTTCATTATTGGTTTGTCGTTTTGATCTCTATCCTCTACTTGACCTTGATAGCCAAAATGGAAGCAACTATCTTTTGCGATAGTATCTACATTTTCAAACTTGTTTTGTAGATGATATGCCATTTTAATATCTTCGGGAGTATAGTGTCGGCTTACTATTTCTTTAGCAAGTTCCCAAGTTTTATCTTGCAAAGGTTTCATTTCTTCCCTTGCTTTTAGATATGCCTCTTTTTCTTGCGTGGTTTCTTGTTCAAGATGTACTCGCATACGATTTGCGATTTTATTTCTGTACTCTTGATTTAGTCTTATTCTAGCCATTTTATTATTCCTTTCTTTAATTGTTAGAATTGTTTGATAATTTATCACTTGACATATATTCTGTCAAGCATTATATAGGACTTGTCATATCCTTGTCTAAACACGCAAGGCAAAAGATAGAGCTATAATGGCTTGATGATATGCCTTGTGCTGTTTATTTGAGGAACACCACTCGGCGCCTTGATGATGAAACAATTTATTGTATTCAATTTAGAGGCGCCCTTGAGCCCAGATCCAGTTTCCATAGGGCCAAACAATTGTTGCTGGATCTGGGGTCAAGTGGTTAATGACTTAATGTAATTATAGCTAGCGTCCACTTGGCCACTTTAGAATTATTCTAAAGTGGCCTGAGCCGGGGCGGGTGGGCCCACAAACAAGCAAGCTTGACAGTGGACCTGGGATAATGTAGGATGATATTGATGACCTCGTTTGCTGTTTTTCCGGTCGATAAATTTGCCAAAGCAGCACAACAAAAAGGAAACATGATAAACTATAAAGATCTAAAGAAAAAAGACCAAGTCAGGACCACACAGCTGGGAGCCCCGATAACCGGCAAGCTCTTAGAGTCCCCCAAGCAGGGGAAGGGCCTGAAGTCGACCATCTTAATCTGGTCCAAGGGATCAGAGATCGGGATGTTCGACGAAGCCGGTTCAGTATACGCGAACCAGGTAACTGAAGTCCTTCGAGATGGAAGCTGGCACCAGGTGACAGGACAGCCTAAATGAAGCGCAGTTGGTGGAGCTTAAAAATCCATGACTACCCCAGCTTTGATCCCAATGATTCGGACCTTGAGCACATTGCTGAAGAGATAAAAAAGGGAATGCATCAGGGGGAATTAATACAGGACGACGAAGACAATGACTAAAAAAATTCTAGTCCCAAAACCTGAGCCCTCCGGGGCTCAGGATCCACGGCCTGAAGAGCTTAACGCTTATAACAGCAAGCGTTTCGTCGATGCAGCTGAAGCCACAAGCGAACATACAAGCGAGCGCCATAAAAAAGCCAAAATTTTAACATACAAGCAAGAAGCTAATGAATAAGAAAGAAGCAAGCCAGATCACCGGAGGCCTGAGTGCACCGTCTAAGATGCCTGGGCCAAGTTATAACCTGCCCGCAACGCGCTGCCTGACAGGAGCTAAACTGGCCAAGATTCCGGGCTCAGTCTGTCATGGATGTTATGCCCTGAAGGGCCGCTACAGGTTCACCAATGTGAAAGATGCCATGCAACGCCGGCTTGAAAGCCTGACGCATCCACGATGGGTGGAAGCTATGACCTATTTAATCCAGACGCACAAGCAGGGCCAACACTTCAGATGGCACGACTCAGGGGATATCCAGAGCTCATGGCACTTGAAGCAAATTTTTGAAGTATGTAATAGGACGCCGGAGACCAGACACTGGCTGCCAACACGCGAGCGCAAATTTTTGCCACTATCACCAGATAGTATTCCAAAAAATTTAAAACTAGTTATGAGTGATCACATGGTCGACCAGTCAACGCCGGTTAAGAGCTGGCCTTACACGTCTGGGGTGACCACAGACCACGCAGCTGTAACCTGCCCGGCGCCTAAGCAAGGCAACCAATGCAAGAGCTGTAGGGCCTGCTGGGACAGGAGCGTAAAGAGAGTTGTTTATGGGAAGCACTAAGCATGGAGGCCACAGGATTCGCCCAGGAATCATAGACGAGATCCATGACGAGTGGTGCAAGGCTAATGGCTATCCAATTCGCAAGCAAACCAGAACCAGTTCAGGTTCTACTTACAAGCAAGCCAGACAGACAAGCAAGCATCAAACGAACAAGCAAGCGAACCGCGAGTCTTGAATCCGGAAGACGCAAGCTCACGAACCAGGGAACCTGGAAAAAGTTTCAGGGACCTCTGACCGAGGGACCTGATAAGGATATATGAATTGTTTGGATGTGAAATATGGAACGCAATTTGGTGAGGAGAAAACCTCACAGAATTACTCTTGGTGACTTTTAATTCAACAGTAAAAAAGTGCCGATTATTAGCATACCCCAATAGATCAGGAGTACCGATTCCAGCAAAATTCTCCAGCCTTGTCCACGTAATTTTACTTGTATTTCTCTTAAGCTCATTCCACAATTTCCTCTCGGGCGTCAAATTATTTTTAGAGTAATTCGATCGTTTTCTTTTTGGTCTTAAAGACGATTCGAATTGTCTCTTTATCTCCAATAATATTGTTTTCTTGAGCTTCAATTGACGTTACTGGCAAGACCCCTCTTGGTCTCGTTGGATCTTCTATATAGATCGATGCGTATGTTATTGCATTCCCTTTCTTCCCACTAGTGAAAGATGAAAGAATCTGTTGTAAGTCTACGATCCTCACAACACGCCTTCGTTACGATATTTTTGGACCAGATTAGTTTGATCACTAACCTGTTGAGCTAACCTCTTATTATCTTCTTCGACTTCTGTCAAGCGAACTTGTAATTTTCCGTTAAGTTTTTGGTGAGATTCATTGACGGCAAGAGCATTTGCTAAACCCTCTTCCAACTCTTTAATTTTTTCTTGTGCAACTCTCATTTCAGGAGAGTTATTTATTGTAATACCTTTAATCAAAATAGTTTCATTCTCGGCTTCCTGACGTTTTTTCTTTTCTGTTTCGTACAGATCTTTCCAATACTTATGATAGTCATATTCTCTGTCTTTTTTCATTTCACTCATAATGCAACTTCCTTTCATCTGCAGGTTGACTTGTACTTTATATTACTGTAAAGGTCAAGTATGGGGCTACCAAAAAAACTAACCGACATACAAAGAAAATTCTCAGAACTCTACGTCTACAACGAGGGACGAAAGACTCCGTATGAATGTGCTGTTGAAGCCGGCTATGCTGAAGACTCAGCAAGAGTGAGAGCTAGTGAGTTGAGGAATCCCAAGAGATATCCTTTAGTTGTTAAATATATATCTGAATTAAGGGAAGAGATACAACAGAAGTATGAGGTGACTTTTGAAAAGCACATCAAAGAATTAGCTAGAATACGAGAGGACGCCCTAAAGAAAGGGTCCTTCTCATCAGCAGTAAATGCTGAAGTAAGTAGAGGTAAAGCCGCTGGGCTCTACATAGAACAGAAAATTATTAAGACTGGTAAGCTAGAGGACATGACTGAACAAGAACTAGAAAAGCGTATGAAACAAATCATAGACGACTATTCTCCAATTCTAAATGCTAAACCTATCGAAGAGATAAAAGCGGAGCTGAAATCATTACCCAAAACAACAGGGAAAGAATTAAGACCACTAAAAAAAGTTGCATCCACTCAGACTGAGGCCACATCTAGTAAAGATTCATCACATAAAAATACAACAGAATAACAATCGCGCCAACTGTTGACCAGAATATTACCCTATCAGGATGCCACATTACTTCTTACGCTTTTTCTTACCTTTTTTCTTTTTCTTCTTAGCTTTTTGTTTTTTCTTTTTCTTTGCCATAATGTAGTTATCTTATCTTTTTCATACTCTTAACACAAGACACCGGAATAACCGTACGCTCACCAAATACGATCTCATCGTCCTCTACATCATAACTGGAGAAGAGTTTAATTACACACTCATCTTTAGAATACAACCAACCCTCACTAACTGGCGTAGCTAACTTCATCTTATCAAACTCCGTCTCAGAAGCCCAACCCGAATCAGAAGCAATATCAAACCAATTAACTCTATATTTTGCGTAACCGAATTTTTCCCCCGATCTTACGGTATCTTCGGTTAATCTTTTTCTTCTTGGTTTTCTTCTTTTCATCTGTGTACATGTCTGGATTGTGAACGCGATTGAACGTTTCCATCCAGTTCTCGTCTGTGATTTTCTTCATATGTCATACCCACTCCCCACCTATATAAGAGCTGAAAAAACTTTTCAACTTTTTTTAAAAGTTGAAAACGTCTCGCGATCCAGTAGAGTATTTGTATATAGTGGTTAAAGATGTAGAATTGTAAGGTGTTTGTAAGGTAATTTGTAAGGTAAAAAGTGTGGAATACCAATGGATCTAGGTCAAAACTTACAATTCTACAAGTTTGAGAGGGGGTACCTAACTTTTTTTATTTTCTGAAAAGTTTTTTTGGGACTTATAGTAGGTATCGACCTTACGTAA